CTCTACGGAATCCAGAGAAACCTAAATTAAGTGCCATATCTTCTGAGTTGTTGAATACCCCGTAAGAAGTACCACCAGCTCCGTAAGAATTCATTGAAGCTAGCATGTCATCCATTGCTAACGAAGTAGCTCTGTTAACAAACATCATGTTTTCTTCAATAGCACCTTGCTTATCAAACTCAGCAAGTATTGCGTCGAACTCAGCTAAATCAGTAGCAGGATTAACACCAGTAACACCAGAAGTTACGTTACCTCTATCTTCGATAGCAGCAAATAAACCTTCAGTACCAGCACCACCTGCGCCCGCGTCAGCAGAACCTCTAACAGCACTATTAGCACCAAAACCAATAATAGAGTTAGCAACTGTTTTTTCAGCTTCTAACATGGTCATTTCTAAGTAATCGTTGAAACGAGCTCTTGTATCAGCTTCAGCTTTTAAGTACCATAAGTAACCTGATTGACCTCCTTCAGAAGCAACTTCAACCCAACCGATTCTAGCTGTATCAGAACCTGATATCTCGTAGTAATCTTTCATTATAACTGGTTTGTTAGTAAAGCTTTTGAAAGCTGGCTCGTTAGCACCTCTTGACTCAGACTTAAAAGTACCAGTCTCATCAGCATAAGAAGCTCCTTTGCCGTACTCAGAACCGATAACTAATACAGTAGAAGCTCCGTCAGAAAGACCAGCAGCAGCTAAAGTTGCTTCTGCATAAGGCTCAACTGAAACAACATTTGAGTCTGGAGTTTCAACAACTAACGCTTTAACAACAGCGCCAGATTGTGCTATTAATACTATATCATTAACTCTAATACCGTGAGTTCTGCTAGTTGTAGAACCAACAGTAGTATCACCATCGATATCAGCAGTAATTGCTAACGTACCATTTGTATCACCATCAGCGTCAACAGTTGCTGTATATGATAAATGTAATCTTGACTGCTCAGACCAAATAACTTGATCAGCCGTCATAGATTCTTCAGCCCCAACTTGTGATAAGAAACCTGAAATAGTCCTAGGACCAAATACCTCTGCTTCTTTCTCCATTAGGTCTGGTAGATATTGCTGTGCCCAGTCATTACCAGCACCTGCAAAATCCAAGTAATTTGTGTTTAGTGTTTGCTTATTTGAAGCAGGAACACTATTCAAATTATTTCCACCTGTAATTGCCATAATTTTTAAATTTTAAATTTGTTATTTATTTTTGTTTTTAATTTTAAACTTAAAATCAGGTCCATCATCATTGAGCACTCTAGCTGTAAACCCGCTAGTATTAACATTATCGCTATGCGATTGTCTAGGATCCATGCTTACATTTTTAGATTTAGCAATGCTTTCTTTTAACGCATCAGCCTTGCCTTGTTCGTAAAAATGATTTGCAATTTGATCTGGGTTCATAGCTGTAAATAGCCCCTTGTGATAACCCGCAGCATCTTCCATTGAATTTTCTTTGTTCAAAAACTTTTTGATAAAGTTATTAATGTCGCTTTGAGTTTCTTTTATTTTGCCAGTATCTTTAACGTTAAATCTAAATTTTTTATCACCAACATTATATTCAAAACCTTTGAACTTGTCGTTAAAAACTTGATTTGTTTTGTTTTCAAAAACACTAACTTGTTTTTTATTGAACTCTGATTCTTCGTTATACCTATTGAAAAAATCAATTGCCTTTTGCTGTTCTTTAGTTAATTTGCTTCCGGCTTTAATATTTTCGTAGTATTTGGATTTTACACTCTCCAAGTGTTGCTTTGCAGAAGCAACCTGCTCCTTCATAGCTAATTTTTTTCTTTTTATTTCTTTTTCAGTATCGTCTTCTTCATTATAAGCAAATTGATCTTCCATTATAAAGTCTATTTCATCACTTGAAAGATGCGGTTTTGTTTGTTTATAGTACTCGTATAATAAAGTTTGATTATCCATATTAGAATAATCTTGATTTAAAGTAACATAATCGTTTATGTCACCTCCTGTTTCTTGTATAAAGTCAACTAACTTTTGTACGTTTTCAGGTAAAGGTTGTCCAGTTTCTTCTGCTTTAACTATAGCTTCTTGTACTTCTTCAACTGTATTTTCAACAAGCTCTTCTTTAGTAACTTCTTCTAATACTGGTGTTTCTTGTGTTTCTGTTTCCTGTTGTACTTCTTCTTGTTCTTGTGCGGACTCGGCATTTTCAAGCTCTGTAACCACTCCGCTATCGTTAACGTTGTCTTCTTTAGTTTCTTCTGGTTGTTCATTTTTTTCTTGGTTTACTGGTTTATCTAAATCAACCTTGGTCATAGTTTCTCCTACAACCTCTGGTTTCATTTTCATTGTTTCTTTAACCTTAGTAACATTTCCTTTTGTTTCATTACTATCTGGTTGTTTTTCTTTTTTTGCTTTTACTTTTATTTTGCCAGTTTCATTATCTGCCACTGGCTTTTCTTTTTCTGCCATAATATAATATAATAATAGTTAATAAATTTATCTAGGACCAAAGTTTGACATATCAATACCACCCATTACATCATTACCTGATGACTCAAAGTTTTTAGGTGGCGCACCACTTTTTCTTTGCTCAATCATTTCACTTTGTTGTGTAGCTTGTATCTTTGTTCTTTCGTCTTTACGATCTTCTTTTGATGATTCAACATCTTTTCTTCCAGTACTCTCAGCTTTAGCTAATTCCATGTTATATTGAAACTCTTGTTCCATTAGCATTTTTTTAACTTCAGCTTCTTGATATAACTTTTCTATTTCAAGTTGATTTCTTGCTGTTGCTATTGATATAGCTGTGTTAGCCGCAGTCTCTTGTTTTTGTTGTTCAAATTGAGCTGCTGCTCGTTGCTGCTCTATATTGGCTTGCGCCTGAGCTTGCATGTTCTCTTGTTGAATTTGTTGGTCACGATCTATTTTCTTTTTTCTTCTAATCTTTAATAGTTGATTAGCAAGTTTAATATTTTTTATTTCTCTAAGATCAATAGCATCTTCAAGTTCTATATTTTGTTGACCAAGCGCGACTTGTATATTGTTTTCTAATAACGCTTTTTCTTCTTCATCTGGTTGCAATTGTATAAATATACCAAAATCATATAAATGTAATTCAGACATTTCAGTTAAAGTAGCAACATTATGCGCGCCTATTTGCTGTATAAAAGCTTCTTTTGTTGGTGAGTATTCTATAATATCAGATATTCTAAGTGACAAACACTCGCAAACTTCTTGAGTTAAATGTAAACCTCCTTGTAATATATGTCTAGTTGCTGTGTTTGAATTTGCAGCTGCTAATTTTTGTACACCTACTAAAGCTTTAGGATCAGGAACAGAAGCGTCTCTAGCTTCGTTTAAACCTGTTACATCTCTTATCATTTGTAAGTAGTAGTTATAATTACCTATAAGTGACTGTAATTTAGCCCCACCACTACCTGATTGTATTTCTTGTATTGGCACTTTACCCGGGTTCATATCACCTTCACTTGTAAATGATCTACCTATAACAGAACCAGTTTGGAAGAACATGTTTAAAGCTTCTTGTGGATTATAGTTTGTTCCGTTGCCTAAATCAACTTCAGCTAAACCATCAGCGTCTAAATAAACTCCATCTGGAACCATACGCGACATTACTTGTTGTAGCTTTAAATGTGTTAGTTGTATCATGTCAGCAAAACCAGTAATACGTCTTACAAGAGAATCAATACGACCTTCATACATACGCGGAGCAACAATAGCGTAATTCATTTTAACTTTAGTAAAATCACTTTTAGGGCGCATCATGTTTTTTGCCATTTGCCATTTTAAAAGCTTTTTAGTTCCTAACACTAAAGCTCCTTCATATAATGTTTCTATTTTTCTAGATTCTCTACTAAAGTTTTGGTTTTCTTCTGGATTAAACTGATCGTCTTTTTCAATAGCTTTTTCAGCACCCGTAGCTGTTTCTTTTAATTTATAAACTTCATTCATATAAGTTTTATAGTTAAAATAAAGAACATCTACTTTGTTTTTATCATAATCTTTTTCTCTATATCTGTTGTTTTCGTATTTACCATAACCAGAGCTTCCTTTTTGTTGTATTTCTCTTAAATCTTCTTCTGATAAATGTGGAAACTGTTTTATTAATTCGTTAATAGGAACAGATTTTATTTCACCAACATAATATATATCCTCAAAATAAGGCGACTCAGTGTGTGAATAAACTAAGTTAGCGGGATCAACATAATCAACGGTAACACCTTCTGATGTATTAAAGTTAGTTTTAACAGCACCAATACCTAATACGGTTAAATCATGATAAAATCTTTTTTTAATAAGCTCGTATCTATTACCTTCTAATAAAACATTTATAGCTTGTTCTTCTGCTATTTCTACAGCTTGCTTATAATTAAGCTGCATATGTAAATCTAATTCTTCTTGAGAATCTGGTAACATTGAAGGTTCATTTTCAAATAAGTCTAAATCAAAATTTTGCTTAACCATTTCCTTCAAGCTTTTAGTACGCATGTCAGACATTATGCTGTTCATGTATTCAGTTCTTTTACTAACTCCAAAAGGATCTTGT